ACAGCGCATGGAAGATGGCCGTTACGCCATCGTCTCTGAAGATTCGATCTACTACCTCAACGCTGACGCTGTTGTCGAGGAAGCGCCGTCTACGCTGCTGCACGTTCCCAAGCCGAAGCGGTCAGCAATGCATCCAACCATGAAGCCGGTCGCCTTGTGGGAGCGCCTGGCAAAGAACAACGCCAGGGCGAACGACATCATCATCGACGGCTTCGGCGGATCTGGCACCACCATGATTGCCGCCGAGCGTCTTGGCATGTGCGCCAGGCTGATGGAGTTCGATCCGAAGTTTTGCGACGTCATTGCTGTGCGCTACTTCATGTACACCGGTCGCGTTCCAGTTCATGCCGAGACTGGCGAGCCGTTCCCGCAGTCGGTGATCGATGCTCTGACGTCGAAGTGGAATGGTGCATAAAGACAAACAAAACTGTTATGAATGCACATAAATCAAGTATCATTGGCTGCACTAAAACCACTAAATCAAAGCCATGAATCTTTCCGACATCCATAACGCCATCGCCGGGGAGTTGATCGACCCTGACGCGCCCGAGTTCTTCGCGCTGGCGTCATCTGACATGATCGACGGCATCATGGGTCAGTACCGTGATATGCGGTCCCGCATCGAGGCGATTGCGAGGCAGTTCGCCGGCCCGAATGGCGCGGCGGTGCATTACTTCCTCGCGGCCGCACGGTCGAATGATCGGCACTTCTCTCCGCCTGCTGTACTGTTCGATGAAAAGGCCGCGATATCGGCGCTTGATGCGGAAAGCTGGAGCAAGACTATCCAGTTGACCGACGTGATCGACTCGATGCCACAGGCTCGGCGCGACGAATGGCACGCCTCAATCCGCGACATGACCTGTCCAGAGTTTACGGAAGATACGGTACGCGCAACGATTGAGACCCTGCTCGCCAGCCGGTCGAAGTTCTTTGCCGAGCGGGTAGACGGCATCTTCCGCAACCTGTCCGGCGAGCACATCACCAACAGCCCGGCCGGGTTCGGAAAGCGGATGATCCTGAACTACGTTCTGAACGACTACTACAGCGTGCAGCACGGCAAGGCAGGCTATATCAACGATCTGCGCTGCGTGATTGCGAAGTTCATGGGCCGCGACGAGCCGAAGTGGGGCGTCAGCGCCAACATGATCGAGACGCTGAAGCACCGCTGGGGTGAATGGGTGACGGTGGACGGCGGCGCGGTTCGCATCCGGCTCTACAAGAAGGGCACGGCGCACTTGGAGGTTCACCCGGACATGGCATGGCGCTTGAACAGCGTCCTGTCCAGCATGTACCCGGCTGCCATCCCGGAGGAATTCCGCCGCAAGCCGAAGCGGGAGAAGCGCGCCAAGGAATACCAGATGATCCAACGCCCGCTGCCGTTCGCAGTGTTGGAGGTTCTGAGCGGAATGTCGCAGGCGGTTGAAATGGTCGCGCAACCTGGAAACTGGCGCGAACAATTCAGACGCGTCCCAATACCGAACGCCATGCAGTTCTCTTACGCAAGTGCAAGCGACAGCAAGCCGGCACGCCATGAGGCAGAGAAGGTGCTGGAAGCCATCGGCGGTACGAAGACGCAGAAAGGCTACTTCCAGTTCGACTACGAGCCGCGCGATGTCATCCGCGATATCGTCGCGTCAGGCTGCATTCCAGACCAAAAGGCGCACCAGTATTACCCAACGCCGGAGCGGCTTGCGCGCATCGCGGTTGAAGCGGCACAGATCGGCCCGGATGATTCTTGCTTGGAGCCAAGCGCCGGCATCGGTGGGCTGGCCGACTTGATGCCAATGGACCGCACTGTCTGCGTCGAGGTGTCTGATCTGCATTGCAAGGTTTTGAAGTCAAAAGGCCACACGGTGGATTGCTCCGACTTCATCCAGTGGGCGAAGGAAACCGGTGCGATGTTCGACCGAGTCGTTATGAATCCTCCGTTCAGCGAGGGCAGGGCGCAGGCGCACGTCGAAGCTGCCGCAAACCGGGTCAAGCCGGGCGGCAGACTGGTGGCGATCCTGCCGGCCAGCATGCGCAACAAGTTCACCTTGCCTGGATTCGATGTTTCCTGGAGCGCGCAGTTCGACAACGAGTTTGCCGGTGCGAGCGTGTCGGTTTCAATCATGGAGGCAAGGAAAGCATGACCCAAGACATGAGCCGAGACGACATCCAGGACGAATTCGACAAGTTCTTCGAGTTCGATGACCCGGCAAACAAAACCGTCGTCACTTCCGTGTCCTGCCGACTGTTCGCCGACCACGTAGCCAGGCGCGCTGTCGCCAAGGCGGTTCGTCGTGTTGTTGACGAGTGGCAGAAGCCTTGGTGTGCATCTCGCGGATTGAACTTCATTAACCGACTGCGCGAGATGGCATCTGAAGCAGATGAGCGTGCCAAGTGGTGATCCAATGAGCGAGGTCTGCACACAATGCGACGAGACCGTGGATTTCTCCGATGTCGCATACATGGGTCCGTCTGACCGGACGTCCACGGAGTGCAGCCCGTTTCAGGAGTTCATCGTGATCTGCAGAAAATGCGATGCCGTCCTGCGCAACGTTGAGAGCGAGGCTGGCGATGACTGAACTCGCGCTGTTCGCATCAGCATTCGCTGTCGTCGCGCTCCTGGTCTTCCAGCAGCAGAACGTCCATGGCCGGCACTACCTCCTTGCCGCACTCACCAGCGTCGCCATCGGTGCTGTCCAGATCGTGCTCTGGCGCTTGATACCGTCTGCGTCCTGGTCTGAGATTGCAGCAACCCTGGCTGGCGGTCCGACCGGCGTGCTGTTCTCCATGTGGGTTCATCCACGGCTTGTGAGGGTGCGCTGATGGCATACACGGACGAACAGTGGCGCGTTGCTCGGTCATTCTTTGAGGCTGGCCTGTCTTTGGCGGATATCACTGCCAGGGATGAAGTGGCGATCAAGGATAGAAGCTCGATCAGCAAGAAGGCGAAGGCAGAAGGCTGGAAGAAGGGCGGCGAAATTCAACAGCTTGTTGAAAAAAAAGTTGAGTCGGTTCAAAGGGTTGAGGCAATAAAGGCCGAAATTCAACAGAAAGATTCAACAGATCAGCGAGTAATCAACACCCTGGCCGACGAGCGGACAAAGCTAGAAGCGTTCTTTCGGAACTCGAATGTTCTCATTGCGAAGACGGTATCGACCAAGGTTCAGCGCGACGGCGTGAACGCCGGCTATGCCGAACTGAATGCGGCGGCGACTGCAATTGCCAAGACGCAGGAGTCGGTGCTTGGGAAGTCTCCCGACACCATCATCAACAACACGGTTCAGACAAGCGTCCAGATTGATCGTTCTCCGGAACGCGTGAGGTCGATGCGTGACGTGCTCGATGCAGCACTCTGAGCAAGAACTGCTGGATCTGCAGTATGTGAGGTTGTTGACGGAGTTCGATTACTTCGTCCGCTTCTTCTTCAAGGCTCAGTACAACAAGAGCTTCATGCTGGAGCCGTATCACGCGCAGTTGTTCGATGCGCTGGTACGGGTGGCGCGCGGAGAGACGCGGCGGTTGATCATCAACATTCCGCCTCGTTACGCGAAGGCAATTGACTCTGACACGCCAATGTGGACACCAGAAGGATGGGTTCGTGCTGGTGATGTGCGTGTTGGTGGAAGTCTTCTCGGAAGTGATGGGCGCTGGACGGCCGTGCTTGGTGTTTATCCGCAAGGGGTAAAGCCAGCCTATAAGGTTTCATTCTCGGATGGCGCATCGCTTGTTGCTTGCGGTGAGCACTTGTGGTCTGCCAGGTTACGAGACAAATCGTCAGATCGTTCATGGACGGCTCCATGGCAGATCAAGAAAACAGACGAATTGGCTGCAGATCTGTTTGAGGCTGATGGTCGTAAAAAGTGGCGCATTCCCGTTCTTGCTGACGGGAATGATTGCGATATTTCACTGCCAATTGACCCGTATCTATTTGGGTTGTGGCTTGGTGACGGTCATTCGCACTATGCCGCGATAACAACGATGGACAAGGAAATAATCGACTGTTTTTCTGGCTTCGAACCGAAACCTCACAAGCATCAATCCTCTGGACGGGCAACAACTTACGGGATCAGGAAAGGTTTCGGTCGCGCGCTATTGGATCTTGGTGTTCTGAAAAACAAGCACATACCTGATGTGTATTTCCGGTCAAGCCATCGCCAGCGACTCGCGCTACTTCAAGGTATCTCCGATACGGACGGAACGGTAAACAAGAAGAATGGAGAGCAGTCGGTTAGCTTTTCAAGTAAAAGGCTTTCAGACGATCTCCATTTTTTGATTAATAGTCTTGGCGGTACTTGGCGGTGCAACGAGAGCCAGCCGGAATGTGGCAGGCGGGCCTATAAAACGTCCATCTCTTTGGCAAACGGGGATGTTGCGTTTCGACTCAAGCGCAAGCTGGACCTTGTGCGTGGACGCAGTGAGCGCAACAGCCCGCGCAGGTTTGTTGCTGATATTTCTCCGGTCGAATCGCGTGAAATGGTTTGCTTCTCCGTTGAAGCTCCGGACCACCTATTCTGCGCTGGGCGCGACCTTGTGGTGACGCACAACACTGAAATTGCCGTCAAGATGTTCATCGCCTGGTGCCTGGCGAACAACGCGGCGGCGAAGTTTATCCACCTGTCCTATTCGGACGACCTGGCTCTGGACAATTCGAGCGCGATCCGGGATCTGGTCAAGTCTGCCGAGTATCAGAAGTTCTTCCCGATGGCGTTGCGCGCAGACTCGGACAGTAAAAAGAAATGGTTTACTGAGGCGCGCGGCGGCTTGTATGCGACTGCAGCAGGCGGTGCGATTACCGGTTTCGGTGCTGGCGGAATGGGCCGGCGTCGAGTTGGAACTGGAAGCCCGGCAGATGGATTTGCAGGCGCGATCATCATTGATGACCCGTTGAAGCCGGATGATGCTTTCTCGGACACGATGCGCGACCGGATCAACCGCCGCTTCACGAACACGATTGCCAGTCGGACGAACTCGCCCGAGACGCCAATCATCGTCATCATGCAGCGCTTGCATGAAAACGACATGACTGGCTTCTTGCTGAACGGTGGCAGCGGAGAGGAATGGGAGCATCTATGCCTGTCCGCGATCACTGAAACTGGCGAGGCGCTTTGGCCCGAGAAGCACTCGATTGAAATGCTGCGCCAGATGGAAATGGCCGACCCGTACACGTTCGCCGGCCAGTACATGCAGCGCCCGTCTCCGTTGGCTGGTGGCATCTTCAAGCCGGACAACATCCAGATCGTCGGGGCAATTCCTGCAGGCCCGATTGATTGGGTGCGCGGCTGGGACTTCGCCTCAACAACAACCGGCGACTGGTCTGCTGGGCCGAAGCTTGGCCTGCTTCCGGATGGGCGGTTGATCATCGGCGACATGGTTCGCATCCGCGTTGGTCCTGATGAACGGGATGCTGCGCTGGTTAATACAGCGGCTCGGGACGGCGACACATGCCGCATCTCAATTCCACAAGACCCTGGACAGGCTGGTGTGACTCAGATCAAGTATCTGGTGCGCAAGCTGGCCGGTTACACGGTCAAAACGTCTCCGGAGACTGGCAGCAAGATCACGCGGGCAGAGCCGTTCGCCAGCCAGATCAACGTCGGGAACGTCATGATGCTAAAGGCCGACTGGAACGACGCGCTGATTTCCGAGATGCGAATGTTCCCGAATGGTACCTGGGACGATCAGGTCGATGGTCTGTCTCGCGCATTCATGGAACTGATTGGCAGTTCTCAGGTTGAGATATTCATCCCGAACATCAAGGAGGGGCGCGTCTTGAAGACCATCAATGGCATGCCCGGAAAGACGATCTCACTCGAAACATCGGACACATGCGGTGGTTGCAATTATGAGGCAGACCTTCACTGCACGGAGAGAGTATGCCGCGTAAAGTCAGACGATCCAGCGTGCGATTATTTCGCGCGTCGCGCGTCGTGACGTGAAGATGACATCTCAGGCTTCATATCGACTTGCGCTATACCGTGCCACATCGGTTGCGTGACGACGGTTTCCGTGCCTGGCAGAGAAAACTGACGGATACCACTCCTTAAACCAAGCGCCAGCCTTGGAATGTGGCGCGCTGGCTTCATCGTCTTCAGTCGTGACGCCAACATTTAGCGCATGACTTCACCAGCATTCGATCAGAGCGCTCCGGCCGACGAGCGATACGACGCACAGTCGGAATTGCAAAAAGCCTCCATTTCGCGGGCCGATATCGTCCATTCCGACAATATCCGCCCGATGATTGATCATGTGGCGAATCTCTGGCGTGAGCAGCAAATGCTCAAGGCCAACGTCATTCCGTTCCCATCGAAGAACGCCGGCAAGAAGGGTATGCAGTCGGTCAAGATTGACGACCTTACAATTACCTTACAGGGCGACTACATCGAACGTCCTGGCAATATGTCGTTCGACATGCTGCGCGCGATGGTCGATCAGACTCCGGTTCTCGGTGCGGTGATGCTGACCCGCATCCGCCAGGTCAACGCCTTCTGCAAAGTGCAGGAGTCTGGCGACGGTCCGGGCTTCACGATCAACCACATCGACAAGACACACCAGTTGACCAAGAGCGAGGACGAATCGGTCCAGCTTTTGCAGCGCTTCTTCATTAACTGCGGCTGGGAGTTCAATCCGCGCAAACGGAAAATCCTTGGCCGCGATACGTTCAGCAGCTTCATGGCTAAAGCGGTGCGCGACTCGCTGGTCATGGACTCCTGCGCCATTGAGACGGAATTCAAGCGCGACCGCAGTCTCGGCATTGATGGCCTGTACGCGGTCGATGGCGCGACCATCCGCCTGTGCTCCGAGGAAGGCTACCGGGGCGACGACAAAATCTACGCGCTGCAGGTTATTCAGGGGCAGATCAGGGCTGCCTACTCGCACTACGATCTGGTCTACGAGCCGCGCAACCCGCAGTCGAATGTGCTGACCGCTGGCTATGGCCTGTCCGAGACCGAGCTTCTGGTGCGCGTTGTCACCGGCTTCCTGAACGCCATGACCTTGAACATCCGGGGCTTCTCGGACAACTCCATCCCGCGCGGCGTGCTGCACATGACCGGCAACTATGGCGCGGATGACCTGGCGGCGTTTAAGCGTTACTGGAACTCGATGGTGAAGGGGGTTAACAACTCCTGGACCGTCCCGGTGATGATCTCCAAGGACCAGGAGAGCAAGGCCAGTTTCGAGAACTTCGGCGTCGAATTCAATGAGATGTACTTCTCGAAGTGGATGACCTTCCTGGCTTCGATCATCTGCGCCGTCTACGGCATTGCGCCGGACGAGATCAACTTCGAATCGTTCAGTTCAGGCAAGTCCGCGCTGTCCGGCTCCGATACCGCAGAGCGCCTGGCGGACTCGAAGGACAAGGGCTTGCGCCCGCTGCTGTCCTATTTCGAGAACCTGTTTACCGATTACGTCCTGGGCGACTTTGGCGACAAGTACGTTTTCCGCTGGACCGGGGTTGACGAGGTTGACCAGGAGAAGCGGCACGAACTCAAGAAGGCGATTCTGTCGATCAACGAAATCCGCGCTCAAGAGGGGTACGAAAAGAGCGACGCTGTTTGGGGCGATGCGCCTGCAAACCCGTCGCTGGTCGGTGCGTGGATGAACGACATGCAGCAGCAACAACAGGCCGAGCAAGGCCCGGACACAAGCGGCGAAGAGCAACACCCAGATTACAAGGAAGATGGAGAAGACGGTGCAGAAGAGCAGGACGGTAGCGAACAGAAAGACGAAAACGATGACGATGAGGGAAAGGGCGGCATTGTTGGCGCTGGTAGTGGTTCTGTCGGTTCTGACAATAGCGGTGGGGATCGTGCTGGCGATGACGACAAATCTGGTCTTGCGAAGTCTGGAGACGCATTGGGTGAATCCCTCCTAAAAGCGAACCAGTACGGTGTCGGAATCGATGACGAGGTGTTTTATAGTCACCCAGAATCAGGCGTGACTTCCGGTCGTGTCCGCGCCATTGGCAAGGATGGGATGACCGTAGACGCTGGAGACGGCAAGTTTAGCGGCGTGCTCTGGGATGCGTTCCGTGGTCACAAGAAACGTGCCGAGCGTCAGTACCACGTCGTTGATCGTGGCGAGTCTGGTTCCGTTGTCGAAGACCCGCTGACCGGCAAGCGCCATTTCCTTTCCGGCGAAATGCCAGAAGACGACGAAGACATGGCCGACGAGCGCGAGATTGTGCTGGGCAAACCGCTGGTCAAGTCAGATCCGACCGTGGTTGAGAAAACCGTCTATCTTCCGGCCGAGTCTCCAGCCCCTGTGATCAATGTTGCAGCAACGGACATGCAACCGCTGGTCGATGCCATGCAGAAGGCAATGGCCGACCAGACAAATGCACTTTCTGCTGCGCTCGCCGAGCAAACTGTTCGCATCGATGCTGTCGCGGATGCAGCCAGCAAACCGGACGACATGACCAAGGCGCTGACCGCCATGCTCGCAGAAGAGCGCAAGCCGATGGAAATAAACCTGACGCTGCAGATGCCGGAACAGAAGCCGCGCAGCCAGACCGTTCGCCGCAATCCTGACGGTTCGATGAGTGTTGAGGTGAGCGATGCGTGAGACGAAGGTTTCGACGTTCGCCGTCAATCTGCAGGCGGATGCTGTTGGTTCAAGTCTTGATGACGGGTATCTGCACGTCTACGGGGATGCGAAGCCAGCATCTTGCGACATAGCGCCGGCGGACATTCCGCTCGCAACGCTTCGGTTCGGATTACCGGCATTCAATCCTGCTGTCAACGGTGTGATTCTATCGCTCCCGTTGACTCCGGATACAAACACATCAGGCGGCAAAGATGCTGTCTGGTTCCGCGCGTCAACCGTTTCCGGAGATTCTGTTTTTGATGGAACTGTCGGACTGACCGGTGGCGACGAAGGAAATTTGAATATCAACGAATCACTCACGGTGCAGCCCGGTGGAGAGCTTCATATTGGCTCTGTCGCCTACCGTGTTGTCTCACCATGAGGGAAGCCATGCAGGAAGAAGGACAATCCGAATCGTGCGAAGACGCTCATACATGGAGCGGACCCGATCGTCGCGCCTCAAGCAAGGCATGCGAAAAGCTAGAGGCGCTTGAGCATCGTGTCGACAAGTGCAAGCAGACTTTTGAGCTTGATATCGGGCGCATTCAGGAGTCAGTCACATCTGTGAAGATTGAAGTTCATGGTCTGCGCGCAGACGTCCACAAGATGACCGAGTCAATCGGATCTATCAATACGTCGCTCGAGACGATTGCCAACACAATGACCAAGATGACCGACTTCCCAGACACTTGGGCAAAGATTCAGGGATTCTGGGCTGTCATGCGATGGGTGCGCGATAACTTCATCCCGATTGCGGCCGTACTCGGAGCGATTGGATACGGTGTGTATGCGCTTGGGAAAAGCATGGGGGTGACAATCTGATGACGCATCTTGTCATCGGGTTTTCTCGATCAAACACGATCATTGGTCGAATGATCGAGTGGTTGACACGCGGGCGCTGGTCGCACTGCATGCTGATGCACCCTGGCATGAATCGCCGCTATATCGAGTCATCCGGCATAGCAGAACCGTCTGGTGTTTATGTGCGCGAGGTCGATGCCTACATAGCGCGCGGCGATTGGGATTTCAGAATGATTCCGCATCCTGATCCGGTGGCTGTTTGGTCGGCTGCGTTTAGCCAGATCGGCAAACCCTATGACTGGATGTACCTATTCGGCTGGGTATTCAGGCGCAACTGGCAGCACAAAGAAAAATGGGTCTGCCATGAGTTGATTGCATGGGCCGCACAGGAAACGGGGCATCCAATCATTGATATGAATGATTCTCACTGGCTGACGCCGCAGCATCTCTACCTGATTTCAAAACCACTTGAATGACTATGACCATATAAGGGCTGACCATGTCGACACCGATGATCTACACCACCAAAGGAAACCTCCCGATCAGCGACTTGGCCTACGCCACACGCTGGGAAGTGACCGACGAATACACCAAGTTGGTAGAGACCTACTCGCTGGGTGATGAAGTTGTGCGTGAGTCTGCGCACGTTTTGACCAAGCGCGGGCTGACCGCTGAACCTATCACCCAATCTTTGAATTAAGGAGCCATCATGGCGAATTCACAAGGCATTACCGGCGCTGCCAAACAGGCAGCTCTCGCAGCCATCGTCAACGGCAAGACCCTCAAAGGCTCGCTGTATCTGGCCTCGGCAACCACTGGCCCGACCAACGCGGCGTACACCGCCACTGGCGAAGTCTCCGGTACTGGCTACACCGCAACCGGCGCGTCCGTCACCAATGCGAACAGTGCCGGCTTGACTGGCACTACAGCTTACTGGACTCCTTCGGCGTCTATCGCCTGGACCACCGTCACCTTGGCAACCGCGTTCGATGCCGTGATGATCTACTCCACCACTGACTCGGATCGCTCCATCGGCGTGTTCACCTTCGGTAGCCAGACCATCACGGCGGGTAACTTCACGCTGACGATGCCTACCAACGACAGCACGACCGGCTTGGTTCGGTTCGCATAATCATGACCACACTACTTGAAGAACTCACCTCCGGCCCGCTGGCCGAAGAACTCGCTCCGCACATCGCCGTCGGAGCAGACGGCGTAGTTGCGGCAATCCTCAACCGCAAAGACATTCCAGCAAAAGGCAAAGTCGCAAGTCATGACATTCGCCAGTATCTGATGTTGGTGGACCTCCTGATAGCTATCGAAGCCAGCCAGCAGCCTGCTTGCGTTGCAGCTAAACGTGCGCTCGAAGTATTCCCGATCTTCGACCTGAGCAATCCGATGATCCTGGGCAAGTTCACGCAAGTTCTGGATGGTCTGGTCGCTGAAGAACTGATCCCGGATTTCACTGAAACGAACAAGCTGGTGATTCTGAGCCTGGCCGATACGCTGATTTCGCGGGCGGAACAAGCAGGACTCGGCAGCGTGACCATCGAACAAATCGCGCAATCGACAAGGGGATAAACCATGACCACAACCACCCTAGCGCAAGGTACGCGCAGCGCATCAGTTCTCAATCTTGGCACGCTGGCAAGTGCGACTTACGTCATGTCTTCCGCCATTGACCTTGGCGCAGCCATTCCGATTGATGTCACCTTCGAGGTGGAGGCTGACGCCAACGGAACGCCATCAGGCAACAAACAACTGGTGCTGTTCTGCAAGTTCAGCCTTGATAACAGCAATTACGGTTCAGGTCCGGAAAGCGGAACCACGGCAACGGAAGAATCTGATTTGCATTTTCTTGGTGTGTTGCCGATGAACGACACCAACACCCACCGCAAGTTTTTCTCGATCTCAGGATTGCCGACTGCGCGATACCTGAAACTGGTGGTTAAAAATGATCTTGGTGTAGCGTTGACTTCTGGCAACGTCTACCAAGCCAATATCTCGGCGAACTCGGCCTAAATCGTGGCTTCGATAATCCTGCCTCGGAGGTTTACGCAGCAGCCGCAATCGGCTGTTGGCGTAAATTGGAACAATTCACTTACGAAGGGGTTACAACACCTTTTCAACGGTACACATGAGATTGTCAATAACGCAGCGTTATATTCAGCTGCAAACTTTGACCAACCAAGTTTCAAAAAAGATGCCTACTATGGAAATGGTGTCGCTCAAACAATAGATAAGACAAAATTAGCAAAATCAAGATATGCAGCGGGGCAACCATTCACGGTGATGTCTATTGCCACAATCATGAGTAGCAGTGCTACGGCAATAGGTTCTCAGTTCTATGATGGTAATTATGTTTCCGGTATAGATTGCCAAGGTTGGCACTTGCATACAAGGACGGATGTTGGGGTCGCTTATGCTAAATTTCAGTTGTATTATAATAACGTTGGATCAGCCTTATCCGTCGCTATATCGCCCCATACGCTCGGTACGGTAGTGATGGTGATCGGTCGGTTTAACGGCGCGAGTAGTTCAATTCACGCTAGAACAGACAACGGTTCAATCGTATCAACCTCAGGATCACTGACTAATTTAATTCAGGTATCTGAAGCAAATAGATTGATTATTGTTGGTAGAAATGTATCTGGAGAATCCAATTCTGCGGTGCACTTTGCCGCTAACTGGAACAGGGCACTGACTGATTCAGAAATATCTAGATTGATGACTAAAGGTGAGATATTCGGCCTGTATAAAAATAAGAAGCAAGTCATCTATTCCTTCGGATCATCATTCCCCGTTCTCACCTCCCTCGCGGTGAGCAACATCACCAGTAGCGGCGGACGATTGACCGCGAGCGCATAAGCTATGCCGCAAACGCTCTACATCGTCACCTACCCCGCAGGCACCGGCACACCGTCAAATGTGCAAATCGTCGCCGGGCAGGATTCGACAGGTGCAGCGGCATCGTGGGCAGGCAATGCCGCATGGACAGGATCGGGTCAGTATCTAGAAGCTACCGGGTTAAGCGCATCGACTGAGTACGACAGCGCAGCGGTAATCTATGACGGCGCGACGTATTCCAATGTTGTGCAGGTTGTCGGTACTTGGACGACGCTGAGTGGGGCTGCACTTCGCTTTGCACGACCATCTTCCGACATCTCAGCAGGCGCATGGACACCTTCAACCGGCTCAGACCTCTATGACATGCTGGACGAAACGACCGCCAGCGACACCGACTACATCGAGACAACCACGGCAAGCACCTGCGAAGTGGCACTCAACGCAGTCACCGACCCGGCAACGTCATCCGGTCAGGTCATCACGATCCGCGCTCAGTCAGCCAACGGTAATGATCTGGTGGCTACCTTGAAGCAGGGTGCAACGACTATCGCCACCCGCACGTTCACCAGTCTCGGCGCGTCCTGGGCTGACTACACCATCACATTATCCGGCGCTGAGTGTGATGCGATCACTGACTACGCCGATCTCAGTGTCACCTTGGAGGCTCAATAAATGTCTGATAACACCACCTTACCCGGAACTGGGGACGTAATTGCCTCAGACGACATAGGCGGCGTCAAGTACCAACGTGTCAAGCTTACACATGGCGGCGACGGCGAAGCTGTAGATGCTTCTGAGAGTAACCCAGTCCCAGTACAAGACAGCGACGGCAACGGAATACTCGGTCGCATCCTACAGATGCTGCTGTCGCCTCTGGGCTATGACAAGTCACTGCAACGGCAGCGCGGAACGGTGGTGGTTGAGACACTGCCAACGCTGGGAAATGTCACCACGGTGAGTAGTGTCACCAGCGTTGGTAGTGTCACCACGGTGGGAACCCTGACCAACCAAACCAACATCGGCGGATTCAACGCGGATGCTCAAGTTCGCGCAAACATCAACGCGGCATGGAACTTAAACGTAAGAGCGAGGATCACCTAAATGGCAAACACATTCAAAAAAGTCATCGACATGCTGGCGTGGAGACAGGTTGCTCCGTCGCCTAACGCCCATACTGCTGCGGGTATTCTCGCGTCCGACATGCGATCAGGCATCAGCAGGAACCCGTTCGTTTACAACCTAGTCAACGCTACGACGTTCAACCGATACAACATCGTCACGAAGGCGTGGAACCTCATTGGGTCCCCCGCACTTGGCGGCACTTACGCTGCCGGTGCAGAAGCGGTTTTCGTACCTAGCTTCGGTCTGGTCGGGACCATCGCAGCCGGTGCCACGACAACCTCTGTCGTGCTGTCCACCGCTCTCCCCGCAGCGGTAGGTATCAACATGCTGGCGAATCGTGGAGGTTCAGGTGACTACGGCTTCAAGCTGCGCATCACCGACACCACAGCGGGCAAGACGGAAGAGCGCTACATCGTCGGCAACACAGCAAGCACCACCCCGACGATAAAAGTGCTGTCCGCATTCTCGTTTACGCCGGCCACTGGCGCACGGTACGAAATCGTCGCTGGTCGCCTGTTCATGCTGTCTGCCGGCGCTCTCGCCGCCTCAATCTTGCGTAGCTACGAACTGGCGACGAACTTCCTTGCCAACAAGGTAAGCACCAATCTACCGGCCACTGTGTCGACCGACACCGCGTTCATGGTGTTGGACGAGCAGTACACACCTTACGACTGCATGCCGGGTGAGGGCATGATCCAGGGCACATTCGTCTATGACTCCGGGGTAGAGACGCGCCACGCGCTCGCTGCGACTGCGGCGGCTCCAGGGACGCTGACCGGGCAGGCAACGCTGGGTGACGCTGTGATTCTCGCCAACGAGTACCGCAACTTCCAGATTCGCATCGTGCAGGATACCGCCACGCCAACGGCAGTCGGTCAGCGCCGCATCATTGCCTCGCACACGGCTGGCCCTTCGCCGGTTTACACACTTGGCACAACATGGACGGTAACGCCTTCGTCCTCTGCCAAGTACGTCATCGAGTTGCCGAACCTGATTGTGGCGCGTTCCTCTGCGACCACCACGGTCTACACCTATAACTACACCGACGCGACCATCAACAACGGCACCAACAGCATCACTGCGGACACTTGGAGCACTACTTACTTCGCAGCCGCAGGTAATGCGATGGCCACAGGCTGTATGTGGGCACCGTCGTGGGGTATTCAGCCGGATGACGCTCGTAATGCGCGTCATAGCCACTGTCACTTCTTCCGGGGTAGCTCGGCGACGGTTGACATGCTGGACATCGCGGGGGCCATAAACGGCTCATGGACCAACGGTCAGACCATCGACGGTGCAGTGACACTTACCGCAGCGTCATGCGGTGCGTATTCTCCCTACGAAAACGAGGGCCGCATGTTCTACATGAACGCCTATGTGGCTTCTGCGGTCAACCAGATGTACCGCTTCGATGTGAAAAACCGGGTAATGGCACCGTTCACACCGACCGACTTCCTGCAGGCTGGCACGGCGGCGCAAGGTAAGCGTATGGCTTCGTACTGCGTTATCGACGGCACGGACAACTACGACTGTATCCTGCTTCAGTCTCACCTTTCAACCGTCTCGCAAGAGATGATCCCCTTGGTCTAAGGAGTAGTTATGCCGATTTTCACTGATACGGTACGCATCGCGTACAAGCTGCTGCCGCTGATCTTGCATGCAGACGGCAGCGCAATGGTCACTCTGCGCAAGGGGTACGTTAAAGAAGATGGCGAGTGGAACGAGATTGACTGTCTGGAACTTTCGATCTCGCCTGAGAACACGTCTGTAATACTGGACGCTATGTCCACGCCTGGGCTGACCAGGAGAGACGACTTGTCATATGCGATCTACACGTACTTGGTTACCAACGGACTAGCACCTGCAGGTGAAGTGAGCTAATCCATGTCGCTGCTGCTAATCTATGGCAAGTCTGCAGCAGTAGACGTAAAAGTCTCGTGGGTGCAGTTCGATGCACTGGCGGTGACGGACGTATCTGTTGCGCTCGTTGGATCAGCGGTAACAGCGTCGGTCGGCACGATTGCGGCGGTTCAGTCACTTGAACTGAGTGGTAGTGCGGTCACAACGTCCACCGGGACAATCACCGCTTCTGCGGTAACGGACATCAATGTTGCCCTGACTGGAAGCGCACTCACTGCCACAGCAGGTAGTGTGTCGGTACAGAGCAGCAAGGCGCTGGCTGGGTCTTCGGCAGCATCTCAGGCGGGTACTATCACAGCCACCGTCGCACAGTCCGCTGCGCTGACCGGCCAACAAGTCCTCGTTTCAACCGGAACGCTCTCGGCTGTCAATACAAAGGCGCTGACCGGCGATCAAGCGATTGCCTCAACTGGCACGCTGGCGCACGCGAAGGCCGCAGCCCTTACCGGGCAGCAAGTCGCTGTCTCAGCCGGTACGCTGGCGCAATCAAAGACTGTCGCGCTGACTGGCAGCGCAGCGACTGCCTCTACGGGTAGCATCTCCGAGCAGCACATCAAGGCACTCGCGGGAGCGGCATCAACCACACAAGCCGGCACGCTCTCCGCGACCGTCGCACAATCCGCTGCACTGACAGGCGGCTCAGTCACAGCTTCGGCGGGCACGCTCCACATCATCAGCGTCAAGGTGTCGTGGGTTCAGTTCGACGCACTGGGCAGTGCGGACGTAACTTCCGCGATCTCTGGGGTGTCTGTAGTAACTCACGCCGGCACGCTCACAGCCACCGCCGCACAGTCCGCTGCACTGACCGGCCAGCAAGTCATGGCCTCAACCGGCACGCTCTCGGTTGTTAATACGAGGGCGCTGACTGGAGAACAAGTCGCAGCATCAGCGGGGGCACTGGCCCATGCTAAGACCGCAGCCCTTACCGGGCAGCAAGTCGCTGCCTCAGCCGGTACGCTGGCGCAAGCAAACGCGGTAGCACTCGCTGGCTCATCAGTCTCGACCCAGGCTGGCACAGTTGTCGCAGTCGTAGAAGGCGCAGCATCGCTGGTTGGGTCGGAAGTAACGACCGCTGCTGGTACGCTGGCGCACGCGAAGACCGTCGCACTGACAGGAACGTCGGTCACTGCGTCATCCGGGTCTGTCAGCTACGCTGAGTCCAAGCAGGCGGCGCTTATCGGGGCGGAAGTCACGGTATCGGCAGGCACCACAGCGCTTCAAGTCAGCAAGCCGCTTTCTGGCAGCGCGGCCACAACCGATGCTGGTACGCTGGTCGCTACGGTCGCGCAAACGGCCATACTGACTGGCGCGAATGCCGCAACTTCAACCGGGATATTGGGTCACGCGAAGACTGTAGCTTTGGCTGGTGTGTCGGCCACAACATCTGTTGGCGCACTATCAGCCACCGTAGGAAAAACTGCTGCATTAGTTGGCTCTCAGACGACAACTTCAGTTGGTACTGTTACGCCGGTCAAAGAGATTCTGGTCGCGCTTACCGGTGCTCATGTTTCGGCTGACGTTGGCACGTTCACTATCGCCAGATCAGCGGTGGTTGATGGCGATGAAATCCATGTCTCAGAAGGTTCTCTTGTATGCGACAAAACAATCGCACTATCTGGCGCTTCGGCGACGACATCGGCTGGTGCGCTTTCGAATGAACGATCTGCCAGCGTTACTGGATCGCAAGTTACCGTAGGGTTTGGTGCGTTCGATATACTCCGCACGAAGTCGCTTATCGGTGCGGCCATTACGTCTTCGGTGGGGTCGCTATCCACCATCGATACGCTTGGCACAATTATCTATACAGAGGATGGCGATATGACGCTGGCAGAACTGATTGCTTTGATCCCGACCAAAACCGAAGTATCAGATGCGGTATGGACGCACGCAACAGCCGTAGATTTTGCAGACAAGATGCTGATATGTAGTGCGATTTTGAGGAACAAAACGGTCACTGACCCGACAACTGGCGTTATGACCGTCTATGCTGATGATGGCGTGACACCGTACCTTACGGCACAGTTGCACGAAGATGCGGCTAAGACACAAACGTATCGAGGTAAAGGTGCAGAGCACCGAGAGAGATTGCAGTAATGTTTGAAGACAAGGTGGGCTGACGATGGCACTGGTTGCACGCGGACTTGGACTATTCGGTGACGTACTCGTTGCCAATGGGTTAGGCCGAAGTGCGCGCAGCGAAATCCTGCACGGTGACATTGATGTTGAGTGCGGGGCACTCGAAGTATCCGGCAATGCATCGCTCAGACTCGCCTCCGTCGGTCAGTACGCAGGCGGACAGCCTGGCGGGCGTCACGGAATCATCCCGTCGACATCATTCATCGTCGCGGAGTATCAGCGCCAGGAAATCGAGCGGCAGCTTCGCCGCGTTCTATCTGGCAGCATATCGGCAGAGCAAATCGGCGCGGACGTTTCTGCTTCCGGCAGGGTGAAGTCGGTACGGCTTGTCGCATCCGCCTCAGTTGATTCTGTCGGCGCAGCAGACTGCAGTGCGTCGGCAGAGTTCGTTGACGTCGAACTTGAAATGATGGCGATCCTTCTGGCGGCTTAGTGTCGTGACGCAAGACTGTTGCAATGTGCGAACACTGCGACGAAGAACTCTTGAAGGCTGCCCGTCCGGGCGATGACCCATGGCGACCGCATGAGTCGCAGTTTATCCGCCACCTGATCGAGCAATGGACCAACAAGGGGCTGGATAAATTCGGCGCGCTGCAGTCCGAGTTGTCTCGCTGGCTGGATAACAAGGACCGGCCTGGCTATGTCGTCACGCCTGGTTCGGTCCAGAGATGGACTCCTGGAGAGCTTTCGGCCGCGCGGCATTACCTTGAAAACGTCCCGCCAGAACTGTTCACGCTTGATGACTGGATGATGGTTGTCGATTACCTCGTCCAGCGCTACTTCCCGCAGGACGTGATGTTGCAAGAAGCCGAATGGTTGGCTGTTCGCTCGAACATCATGGGGCAAGTCCAGGCGCGCGCCAGCGGCATCACGTTTGCGCAGGCGACCGCGCTGATGATGGCTGCACCGTTCAGCATCAAATCCACAGAGGCGATGTTTGGCGGCATGGCAAGCCAGCAAAAAGCCGCGATGGAGTTCGGATCGGCTCGCTGCTGCCAGTACGTGACCAGCATCACCGATAAGATGCGCGCCAAACTCAAGACTTCGATCATCGACTGGCAGGAGCAGAAGTTTCTCGGCGTGCCAGACAAGGAAGGTCGGACCTCGTTGCAGCAGAAGCTGCTGGACGACTTCGGCGACATGAATCGTGACTGGCGGCGAATTGCCGTTACAGAGGCTGGCGAAAACGCGAACCAAGGGTTTATCGCATCGTGCGCAGTGGGTGATCAGGTGCGCCGGCATGAGCGTTACGACGGCGCTTGCGCGTTCTGCACTTCGGTCAACGGGAAGGTCTTCGACGTCGTGTCGCCGGATGCCAAAGAGAAGAACTGGGACACCCAGGTTTGGGTCGGCAAGAACAACGTCGGCCGATCCTCATCGCCGTACAAGAAAACGCCGACCGGCCTGGTCAAGCGCATGGACTCTGAAATGTGGAAGCCTTCTTCTGGCGTGTTCCACCCGCATTGCCGTGGCATGTGGGAAAAACTGACGAAGACGGTTAGTGGCAGCAACAGCCAGTTCGATGCCTGGCTGAAACAGAATCTAAAGAAGGGTTGATCAATGACCATCATGTTTTTCGTCACCGACATCATCAAGGGCGCTGTGCGTGGCTACGAGCGTCGCCTTGCCAACGGTCGCGTCGTCCAGGTGTCACCGCATTCAAACTCGCGCGGAGCCTCCAAGGACGCGCACACGTCTGATCTGTTCGCCCGTCCGAAAGCACCACCCATGAAGGCGTCGCCGTTCTCTGACGAATGCATGAAGAAGCCTGAAAAATGCACGAACGATCTATTCGGCGGCGAAGGTGCAACCGCCGAGCAGTTGCATGCGGCTGTTCAGAACGCGAAGTCTTCCGGCGTGCCGATTCACAAGTCAATACTGGTGTTCACCGAGGACTTGCTGAAGGCGACCGTGAAAAAGGAGATGTGGATTCCTGCGTCGGTGAAGAAGGACGGCACGGTAATCCATGCCCATCACAAGATGGTCAACGTCTCGGACGACCACGACCATGCCAAGGTCGGAAACGGCCAAGGCTCGCACTACCAGAAAGCCGCGCACAAGAAGCTGTCGGCGGAACTGAAAGACTTCGGCGCGCTTGGCGACCACGACAAGGCGATGCTGGTCCTGGCGCACGCCACCGATCTGCAGGCCGAGGCTTCGCTGTCCGCTGCTGTTTCGGGCTGGAAGGCGGCAATGCTCGCCGGCCAGACGCCGACTTCCGGCCAGAAGAAGGCGTACTTCGAGTACGCAGCTAAGTACCCGGTCAAAGTCGCCAAAATGGCGACAGATATCGAGTCGGCCATTGGCGCTGAAAAGGCCGAGGCATTGATGGGTGTCGTGTCGAAGAAAACGGAAAACAGCGACACGTCGCCTGTTCATGTCGATGCGAACGACAAGAAGCCCATGACCCCGAAGGAATACGGCGCAGCGGCGTTCGCTGCTGGAAAGCCGCACGCAGCAGGTATCGACCAGGACTTCTTGCAGGCGCACAACCATCTGCCGTATGCCGAATACATGGACGCGCTGCAGGAGTGGTCTGTCGGCTGGAATGCCGCGAACATTGCCGCTCCGGTACCAGAGCCTGCCAAGCACCCGGACCTCAAGACCGGCGCTGTGCTGAAGCTGGACAGCCAGTACGCCAAGATGAACGCGGGCGACTGGACGATCTACAACCAGAGCGCAGACTCCTACCAGATGCACAAGGTCGGAGCGACGGTGCCTGGCCCGAAGAACACCGTCTCAATCCCGAAGGAGACGCTGCACGCTGCGCTCGCTGCCGGTACTGCAAAGGTGGTGCTGCAAGCGGATGATTCGCCGAAGGATGGCGACACCAAGCAAGGCGAAGGCGGGACGCTGACCTTCAAGGACGGGCGTTGGCACAAGTCGCCGTCTTTAGCCGAAAAAGAAAAGGCAGAATACCAGGCGAAGATGGCCGACAAGAAGGTCGTCGATTACGACGGTGGCAAGTGGTATCTGCTCGCCATCGGCGCAAAGCTCTCGGCCGACGAGACGGTGTATGCCCACCTATCCAGTGTCGATCAAGGGACGTATCAAAAGAACGGATTCAACCCGAAGCAGGTTGCCGTGTGGCTGCATGAATCAGAGGTCGCGCCAGACGTTGACCCGCACACCATCCCTGGCGTTGATGGCTGGCACGCCTCGCTCGATGCCGGCAAGGTGCCGACTGTCGAGCAGCACGAAGCAATGACTTACGAGGAACTGAACGGCCAGCAGCACATAAGTGCGGCGATTGCCAAGCATGGGCTGGATAAAGTTGGTCACTTGATCGACAAGGCAGGAGAGCAGTGGCTTGCAGCTTCGAAGCCATCCACTCCCGACATGCCGTCGCAGGAAGCAATCAACGCCGTGATTGATCATATGTCGGTCCTCGCCCACGTTCCGAGTGAAGCGCTGGAGCGTGTCGTTACGGCTCTGGCGAACAACGCAGGGCTGAAACCTTCCGCGTTGAAGACGGCAGTCCAGCACTTGAAGGCGGAAAACAAGAAACAAGGCGGCAAGGTCGGTGCTCCGGTAATGCCTGACGTTCCTCCTGCTGCCGGCGAGACTGTGTTGTTCGACAACGTAAACGGGCACCATGTGAAGGTCGTCAAGACTGCCGATGGCTTCTATCAGTCGTTCATCGACGATGAACTGGACGGCGACGGCTGGTCTTCTCCGATGTACGCGCTCGACCAGGCCATGCAAACGGCCGGCAAGATGGATGCTGCCGCTGGCAAGATGGCGGTGAACGCTTCGTACAAAGGGCACAACTACCAGAAGCAGAAGGACGGCTCCTGGAAGAACATCTTGACCGGACAGGATTACAGCAAGAACGGCTGGAAGGCTGCCATGTTCTCGATGCTGGCCGGCGAGATTCCTGCTCCCGCATCGCCGCCGATGCACTCAGCGTCCTATGAACTTGCGGTCGAGGTTGCTGTCCAGAACGAAGGCGCTGACCCGATAAAGATGCTCAACCTGGCCTTTCATCCAGGCCAGAAAACGCAGGAAGGCGGGCCGAAAGAGGGCGACGTCAAGGAAATCAACGGCAAGAACTACGTCCTGTTCAACGGTCGCTGGCACTTGCAGGTTGCTCCATCCAATGTGTCTGCTGAAGACGAGCACGCGCTCAAGTTGTGGATCTCGGCTGGCATGCCGCAGACCGACAACACGGACAAGACCATGTGGGCGCTTTGGCATTCTTTGACCAATGGACAGCAGGAGTTTCTGAAGGAAAAGGCCGAGCAGGAATCGGCCAAGCCGGCAGCGTCCGATGCTCCTGCGCCATCCGGCACCTGGCAAGTGTCGATGAACGACGAAGGGTTCAGCGGGAACAACGTGATCCTGCTTGAGCACACAGCCACATCAACCATCTATGTGGGCTGGGACAATGACCTGAAAGAGTACCAAATTGGCACATCCGATGCCGATGGTAGCGGTTCTGGCCCATGGTCCGCGTTCGACAAAAACGACGTCCGCAACACGCTGGACAAGATGTTCGGCGTTCACATGCCGGATTCCGGAATGCTGGACAAGATCAAGGGTGTGGCTGCAGCTCCTGCGGCTCCTGCTGCGCAGCCTGCCACCGGGTACAAGTGGATTGCGCACATGGAAAACAAAAAACCAGGGCACAACAAGTTCTACAAGGTCGAGGTCCATGGCACTGTTTTGACCAAGACCTACGGCAAGATCGGGCAGAAAGGCCACAGCGGCGACGAAGTCCATGCCAGCAACGACGCGGCGGTCAAGGCTGCGATCAAGCTGGTCGGAATGAAGGGCGCAAACGGTTACAGCTATGTCGGCTCTTCCGGCTTCGAGCCAATACCCACCGAGATTCCGCCGATTGTCATCGTCTTCAAGAAGAAGAAAAAACTGACCAAGGCGCAGCAGATAGCGGCAGTTCCGGTACCGGATTACGAGACGCTTGATCCGCATCAAAACTCAAAAATCTACGTCAACATCTCGACTGCGATAAAGAACGCAGTATTGAATGGCGGAGTTACAGGGTTGAAGCAGTACGTCACTTTCCACAACGACGGCTCTGTTTCGGCGAAGCAAAACGTCACTGGATTCAAAACAGGAAAATGTACATCGATCTCGACGCTTGTTCGTCGTCAACAGTTCTACAAGTTCTGCCAGCAAATGCATGCCGCTGCGCTTGGCAAGTTCGATCCGGAAGCAGAAGGCGTTGACCCCGCTGCACTGGGTTCTACTGCCGCTCAATCTGCCAGCCCGAAGGACGGCGATACCAAGCAGGGCGCGGATGGCATGCTGGTGTTCCAAAACGGCCATTGGCACAAAGTTGAACCGGCAGCGCCGATCTCGATTGCCAAGTCAAAGCTTGGCGACCACGTTTCGGTAATGGATTCCTGGCCGCAGACTGGTCCGCAGTTGGGTTCAAACCCTGGCGGAAAGTTCAAGGACAAAGGCGGGCAGGAGTGGTATTGCAAGTTCCCGGCCGACGCCGAAATGGTGCGCAGCGAATTCCTGGCTGCCAAGTTCTACCAGATGCTTGGCGTCGATGTTCCGACGCTGAAGCTGGTCGAAAAGGACGGCAAGCTGGGTATCGCCTCGAAGTGGGTTGATGGGATGAAGAAGGGCAGCGCTGAGAATCTTGCCAGCGCAGCTGGCGCACACCAGGCATTCGCCATCGACGCCTGGATCGGCAACTGGGATGTCGTCGGCATGGCGAACGACAACCTGCTGCTCAACAGTTCAGGCGGCGCTGTCCGCATCGACGTGGGCGGTTCGCTCGACTACCGTGCCATGGGCGGCAAGAAGGGCGCGGACTTCGGCGACACGGTTGCCGAGTTGAAGACCATGAAGGACTACGGCAAGAACGCCAAGGCTGCGGCGGTCTTTGCCGGCGCTACGGACGCATCGATTGCCTGGGGTGGCAAGCAGTTGAACAAGTTGAAGCCGTCGCAAATCGAAGAACTCTGCAAAATTGCCGGGCCTGGCACGGATGCGGAAAAGGCCGCGCTTGCCAAGAAGCTGATTGCCAGGCGCGCTGACGTCCTGAAGCAGATGGGAATTGTCGACCAGTGGGATACGCCTCCGGTCGATGAGACAAAGCTGACCGTCGACCCGGCCGACATCAAGCCGCCGCTTGACTTCAACACGCTGAACGGCGGAAAGCCGGTATCTTCGAAGCAGCACGTCAACGACAAAAACAGCGCCGACAGCGCGGCTCTGGCAGCCTTCGCCATGCAAGGCAACCTGAAGGCGTTGAAGGATTACCACTACGACGCGGTGGACAAGGAGACCGGCCAGTCCATCGGCAAGAAGCCGATTACAGAGCATCCTTCCAACCACATCCAGCAGCAGTGGGCGTCGCTGGTCCAGACGCTGCAGTCGATTGGCTATCCTCCTGTCGAAACATTGGAGATGCCGTCGCTTGGCAGCTTCGGTCTGGTCAGCGAGATTGCCGATGCGGTCGGTTCTTTCGCGCCAGGCCAGAACGTGACGACAATCCCGCAGGAGCACCGTCTCGGGTACTTCATGAAGTTGTGCCAGATCGATGAAGGCGATGCTGTCGCGTTGTTGAAAAGGACGAAGTGGTTCTGGCAGAAGTCAGGAACATCGTTCGCTGGAATGCTCAAGGCTGCCTATCAAAAGGTCAGGAGCACGACCAAGACCTACATCTCAAGTGTGCAGGGTTCTGGTGCTGCAAACCATCTGTGGTCGCATGGCAAGTCGTCATACGACTCGACGCCGATCAACAAGGTGACGGCTGGCATCTACGACGACGCTGTGGATCTTCCTGAAGGCACGCAGATGTGGCGATGGATGGACGACGACACGGCTGGCAAGTCGATGACCAAGCAGCTTCTCGCCACCAAGCCGGGCGCTATACTGCAGAACACGGACTCGATGTGTACCTCGTTCCACGAAAGCTGGGGCGACTCGCCGCACTTTACGAACGGGGACGGCAAGCAGATCAAGATGCGGATTCGCTGCGCGGCAGGGTGCAAAGCAACGCCGACGTATGGCACAGGCTCTCTCGGCAGTGAGGGCGAACTGACAACGTTGCCGGGCCAGCGGTATCTGGTAGTCGATGTTCAGCCTGGCGGTCACAACCACCCGCAAGGCGTATTCATCGACGTTATCATGCTGCCGCCAGACACTGGCTTCGTGGCTCAACTTAAAGGCCAGACGCTGGCGAAATCGTTAAGGAGTAATTCGGAATGGGACAAGAAAGAGACCGTTATCGTGTATCGCCAGGAGCCTTCTCGGACCCGTCAAGCGCGACCAGTCTTGGCAATCCTGATGTAGTCGCCGGCTTGGTTGGTGGATTCGCCGCCAAGGTTGAAGCGATTGCCATGGCAGCGTCTTCCGGAGAGGTTCCGGGAGATTCTGCGCATGCTGAACTTGGCTCTGAGATCACCCGTCTGGCCGGCATCTTCTCCGGGCGTGACCCTGGTTACAGCATCATCAATGGCTATAACGACTTCACGCTGGGCAACAAGCTGAAGATTGACCTGGGACCGCATTGGCATGCTCACCGGCATGAGTTCGCCGATGATCCTGTCGCGGTCCTGTTCGACTGGCTGGCTGCGCTGGTTATCGAGAAGTGGAAGCTGGCCGATGGCGACGACATGCTGTTTGGTGTGATGCTCAAGCCGTCGCTGCAGTACGCGGTCAAAGTTCTGATGGGAGCAGAAGAAAGGATGCCGGCATGATCGTTGTCACCGACTCCGGGTTGTTGAAGTCGCACGTCCACGGCTTTGTGCGCAAAGACGGCACAGCCGTTCGCGCCCATGAGGACTCAAGAACTGAGCACAACGTCGGCGAGCCGTATCGTGGCTTTCGGTTGCGCGTGTTCAAGCGTGAAGGCTCGAAAAAGGCAACAAAATCTGTGTTTGGGCAGATGAAGGCTGGCACGAAGAAAACTGTTACCACGGTGTTCGAGATACTCGACCGGCATGATTACAAACTGGTCGTCAACCCATCCACCGGAGAGAAGTCCTCTGACCACTACCGTGCGTTC